GTATAAACAAAAGAACATTCACAGTTCTTATTACGAAGGAACTTTACCACTATTTATCCTTTTTGGCAATACTGTTTTTGTTCCTTAGATTCTTAGTCATCTTACAGTAAATGGATAGATCATCGTAGCTATCAGCTTTGTATTTCTTTGTGCAACGATAGAGTTTAAGTGCCATCATTATATGACCAACATCTTCTGGTTCTAATGCAAATTTAATTTTATTAAATAGAACGATAGAGAATAGTTCAGCAAGTAATGCAAAGTTCTCTTCGTAATCTCCATATTCTCTATGGCGATCATCTATAATTTTCTTTTGTATTTTTTCTTCAAGACTAATGAAGTCTTCTTTATTAATCATATATCTCCTTTGTTGTTTTACTCTACCCCTAGGGACAACGAAAGGGAAGGCATGACTGCCTGATGAAAACCCTAGGGATAGAATGAATAATAGTGTTACCTATTATTAGTATTGTCTATTACCGAAAGACTTATTGCTTGTAAATGGTTTCTTTTGAAATCCACCAGCTTTAAATCCAGGTTGTTTATTTGCTCCTGCTGTTGCTTGTGCTGCATCTTTTTTGGTTAAGATAATTGTGTATCCACCTGTTGGATTACCTTCAATATCTGTTCCATCAAATCCGCAAAAATCGAACCATGATCCACCAATATTCACGTTCATTTTCCAATTCTTTCCTTCTGGAGCTTTTGGAGAATTAGGTGCTACTAATACTGGTTGGTTATCACCTGGTTTCTTATTTACGTTTGGGACAAGATTTAAATATATCTTGTCTTTGATCGGCTCGTTCATTTATACCTCATTTTGAGTTGTGATCTCATCACGCTTACTATTGAATCTTTGCAAGATAGAATTGTAAGTTGCGAGATCTTTTATTTTTATCTGATTAAGAAGATCTTTGTTTGCTCTCCAAAGGAAATCTAGTTTCGCAGTGTGAGGAGCAAAGGAATATCTAATTCCTCATACTCTTCCTTTGAAGTTATATCTTCAAGAAGAATACCCATGAATGATAAAGCTCGTGTGATTGCAAATGTTTCAGCAATCTCTAAGTAGCCTGGTTTATCTCTGTATTGTTTAGAGTAACCTGTTGCTACAATATGTTCAGGATCTGATTTAGTTATAATACATTTCATTATAACATAACGATCTGAATGCTCTTGTATTACACAATTGATTCCATATTCAGTACCAAATACTTCTCTAAAGTATTTAATCTTAGACCAAGCTGATACTGTTTTCTTTCCATGTTGATTAACGTATGAGCCATTAGCTGCACACAAATCATTAACTAATTTAATCTTATCTTTCATTTGTTTAATTTTCTTTTAGCTTGTTTTATTTTTTCTTTCATTGTTTCCTTTAGTTGTTTTCTCTAGTGTACAGCTATAAGCAAATATTTCTTTTGATTTATAAAAAGAACCATGCTTATTTTTACCACTTGCTTTTCCGCTATAAGTTACACTGTCAAATAACTTATCGCAAGTTCTAGCATCATAATGATTAAGGTTAAAGCCTAAGTTATAGACTGTACCATTCATCATTATAATAATTAGAATTACTTTCATTTTATAACTAGTGTTATAAGCAATATCGCTATAACAATAATCAACAATAGTTTTATAAACAAATTTCTAAACTCCCTATCTTCTTTTTCTTTTAGTTTACGCATTATAATATCGTGTCTAAATTGCTGACGAATTTTATCATGCTGTTTTTGATAATAGTTAATATCCATATTCCTACACATTATCCCATAGTGATGCAGCTTTACGCACATACTCCTCTTGAATATCTTTCCACATGAAACCAGAAAAGTCTGGTGGTGCAATTAACTTAGCCATCTCAAAAGGATTGCCTTTGCAAATATAAACTAAGTTCTGTCTGATCTTTGCTTTAATTAAATCCTGTTGAATTAAAAATTCCATATACTCAGGAGTTAGCAGTTCACAAGTATCAGGAGTAAACACATTAAAGTTATCTTGATTAACATACAAAAGGTGTGGAGTTTTTTTTGTAGCATACCAATAGAAAGCACATTGCTTAACATGATTTATATCAGGTTGTTTAGGAAGATAACCTTTAACCCAAGAGTAACCAGCTTTTGTATCTGACTTTCTTTTAGATCTATGTTTTGTTTTTAATTCAACAAGTTTAGTTCCATTCATTTGTTCGTAATCTATTCTGCCAATTTTTTCTAAAGCTAATTCTTTAAATTTATAAGTGCAGTATCTTTCACTAGCAACTTCATCTCCTAACTTTAAATCTTTTAAAGCGTTACAAACAATCTTAATCATATCTACTAAATAATTTTTAGTATCTTCGTGTTGTTCTTTATCAGCTTCGTTGTGTGCCTGATATTTATCATACTCTTTTAATTCTTCTTGTATGATTGTATCTAAATCTTTTTTTTCATTAATCATTTTCTTTTCTGCTTCATACATATACTTAGAAACAAATCTTTGCGAAGCTCTACCAATAGATACACCAGCAGTCATACGATAACTTATGTTCATTAATCTACGATCCTCTTGTGTGAAGTGGCAGTATCTAACTAACCAATCAGCATCTGACATAGCTTCCTGAGATGGAGAGCTGTGATCTAAATTTAATTTCTTGTAATATTGCAATAAAATATCTTCATCAATATTTTTTGCAGATGGAATAGTTGTAGTCTTTGTTAAATCAATAACCATTTTAAACCTTTCATTGTTTATATAACCAATACATATATTATTAATTGAAGTCAATGTAAAATAAAGATTGACTGTGAATAACTTTTATGGTTATGCTATCTTAACGAAAGGAATAATATGAAACTTAAAAACCAACTAAAAAAACTACTTAAAAAGTATCACAAAACATTTGATTGTTTTGGCAACAGAAGGAAAACTAAATGACACTAAACGAGTACAAAGAAAAGCATAAACTTAGCAATAAAGATCTTGCAAAGTTAATAGGATTAACAGGTAAGAATCCTATTGTATCTGTGATTAGGTATTTAAAGTCAGAGAGAATACCTCATCCTAGATTTATGAAAGTAATAACAGAAAAGACAGGCGTTCAACCTAATAGCTTTTACGAGGAGTGGTATGAGAAGTATAAATTTTGATAAAGTTATTGTTGAGTGGATGGATATTAATTCTTGTGATGATGCTTGGAATACTGAGGATCAATTAAAAGATTTAATGCCAGCATCATGTACAACTATTGGTTATCTATATGAAGATACACCACACTTTGTAAAAACATTTGCAACATTTAGTTTTAATACTGATGACACAATAGACTTTGGAGATTGCGTTGTTATTCCTAAAGGCTGCGTTGTTTCAATTAAGAAATTGGAGAACTAATGGAACGATCAAAAGTTTTAACTGTAATATCTTTAGGAGTTGGAGTTCAATCATCTACTATGGCATTGATGTCAGCTAAAGGTGTGCTGCCAAAAGTTGATTGTGCTATCTTTGCAGATACAGGGTATGAGCCAAAGAAAGTTTATGAATATTTAGAGTGGATTAAAACTCAATTACCATTTCCAGTTTATACTGTTGAGAAAGGTAATATTAAAGATGACATGTTAAACTCTATATCAAATGGTACTAGATTTTTAGTAGCTCCATTTTATACAAAGAATAGTATCACTGGTAAAAAGGGTATGGTTATGCGTCAGTGTACTAATGATTATAAGATACAACCAATAAGAAAAAAGATTAGAGAACTATGTAATATACAAAAGGGAAAACATTTTCCTAAAGATAAAATTGTAGATCAGTGGATTGGTATATCTATGGATGAGATTAGTAGAATGAAACCAGCTAGAGATAAATATATTAACAATGTACACCCATTAATTGATTTAAAAATGAGTAGAAAAGATTGTCTTAAATGGATGAGTGATAATGCTTTTCCATTACCTGAGAAATCAGCTTGTATATGTTGTCCCTTCCATGATGATAAATATTGGTACTTCATGAAACACAATAGACCAGAAGAGTTTGCGGATGCTGTTGAGTTTGATAAAAAAATTAGAAGAGGATCAAGAAAACAAGATGATGAATTATTTACACACAGAAAATGTATTCCTTTAGATGAAGTGAACTTTGATATTAAAAAAGATCAACCTGATATGTTTAATAACGAATGCGAGGGAATGTGCGGAGTTTAGTAGAGTCTATGATTGATGTTGGAAGTGGATTTGTATTAGCATTATTAATACAGATATTTATTTTTCCAATGTTCAATTTATACCCTACTATTTTGGTAGGAATTAAGATCGCTTTAATATTTACAGTTGTATCTATTTTAAGATCTTGGTTTTGGAGAACAATGTTTAATAAAATGAAAGGATGAAATGATTGACAGAACTTATGCAAGAAAGAGCTAAGAACAATGATTGATTTTAAGAATAGAGGATCGCATGATCTTGAAGTTATAATTTACAAGTTAAGAAACTATGCTGATTATCTTGAAGAAAAAATTAAAGATCTTGAGCAAGAAATAAAAGATTTAAAGAAAGAAAAAAAATAGTGGCTAGATATAATTATTTTGTAGGTGGATTTGGCGACTTCTATTCTGAATGGCATAGAAACAAATGTAGCGACATTGGATATATAGATATTGATTCAGTTCCTATATGTATTAATAAACCTTGCTGGAAACCACTGGCAGTTATTGAAACTGTCTATGATACTGGTAAGAACTATAAGAAATATACCACAGTTGTAGAATACATAGCCAAAGGCTTAAATATACCCTGTTTTTTGCTGTATTATAAACCTATACCACAGACGGATAGCCTAGAGTTCAAAGTTCAGCGTCTATACCCCTTTAAAAGCGATTTAAACCCTATTTTAGAGGAGGAATGGTACTACGAAATGCTTAAACTACAGATTGAGCATGATAAAGTGTGTAAATACAAGGTAAATAATGGCTAAATATACACCACATATTAGAATACCTGTATCTTTGTTTGAGCATCCTAGTTATTTAGGCTTGCCAGAGGGTAAGAAGTTGCAGTGTTTTGCCGTTCTCGCAGTGCTTTTACGCTTTGCAGATAAGAATACTGGTAAATGCCACCCACGTCTTGTTTTAATGGCAGACATGCTTGGCGTTAGCCGCTTGACGATATATCGTTGCATTAATCTTATGATTAAAAATAAAATGCTTATAAAGAAACGCCTAAGATCTACTAATCTATATGTAATTAACCCTATTTTTATGATTAATGATGTTAAACGAGATGTATCTAATAGAAACATAGATGTATCTAATGGATACATGGATGTATCTAATAGAAACATCAATGTATCTAATGGAAAGGTATTAATAGAACCATCTAATATACCATCTAACTATCCATCTAATATAACCAATACAAAGTTAATAAATAAAATAGATGGTATAGTTAACAATACATCTTTAGATAAACAAAGTAAGATTATTCAATTGGCTAGTCTGACACTGCCAGAACTAAAACAATGTATTAAACAACATCCTCACTATGTACAAAAAGCCATTGAGTACCAAGAACAAGTGGTTCGTGATGCAAGAGCTGTGCCAAAAAATATACTGGATCAAAGATTAACTGCTGCGATGAGAGCCAATGCCAAGAACAGATCAGCAGCTTATAAAGCAAAGGTAGAATATAACAAACGAAATGGTATCAAACCATGGGAAAAGAAATAACATAAATGCTATGGCAGGATTCAAATCAAAGAAGATATTCTGTATGGATATGTCAAGATTATCTGGCAAACCTTGTCAAGCAAAAGGGTTTCCAACTAACAAGTTTAATGAGCATGGTTTTCAAGTTTATAAATGTAGATTTCATGGTGCACAGAATACAAACTTCTATGGCTTTAGAGATAAAGCAAATAGAGGTGGTTTTAACAAGCCAGGATATACAGATGAGAAGAAGATTAAATCACTTGCAAGTTTAAAACAATTTAGAGATAAGGATTTAGATTATGTCAGAAATTACTACGAAACCAAAGTCAAGCCAAGAGTTGATAGTCTTGGACGATACAGTTCTAAATACAGTATTAGAGCAGTTAAGCGAAGGAAAAACTCTAGCAAGTATAAAGAAGGAAGGGATCTTACCTTGCAGCTTGAAGAAGTTTTACGACTTCTTAAATCAAGAAAACAACAAGGAACTGAAAGCAAAAGTTGAGAGCTGTAGAAAAATTGGTATTCAAAATATTGTGGACCACTTATTAGATGTGTACCAAGCCGATATTAATAGTGAAACTTTAGATCCGAATCTTATTAGTTGGATACGTGAGAAGACAAAATTTATTACCTGGATCGCAAGTAAATCAACAGATCTTTATTCAGATAAAAAGGATCTTACATTAAATAAAAATACTACAAATAATATTGTTGTGAGCTGGCTTGATTCTCCTGAGTTAGAACAGAAATATACTCAATACGAAAAGATTTCAGAAGATAAAAAGGAAATAATAGAACAGTAATTAGAATTTATATTTCCAAGCCATAACAATAAACAAAGCCAAGACAATAAATATAACTTCGTAAATGTTATAGCTTAGAAATAGATCAATCATTTAATTTAATACTACATACATAATCGTTATTATGCCTATCATATTAACAAAGCCAAGTATTGCAGCCAAAGTATAGTAAAAGGTTTTCATTAATGTAATTCCTGTACTGTTATATCTTTTTTTTCATTCCATACATCAATGATTTTTTCATTGGTGCTGTTGTCTATGTATATGGTCCAGTCTTTAATGGTTATGTATAGACATTTTTCAGATCTAACATCTATTTTAATACCATTAATTTTTTTAATTATTTTTTTCATTATGCAGCCTCCTTGTTTTTAATTATTTCTAAATGATGAATAGGTTTTCCATATTTATCAAATAAGTATTCGTTAGCTTGACAATGATCTAAAATTACATCTTCATCCCAATTAGATACAAATTGTTGTTCATCTTCTTCATAGCAAATTGGATGTTCATCAAGCCAATATTTTACTTTTAATTTAGCTTGATCATTTAGCTCATTATACTCATAAGCATTTATTTGTATTGTTCTCATTTTATAACCCTTTCAGTTTTTATTTAATTAGATCTATAAACGTAATAAGTATTACCATTTACATTTACTTCATTTTCTTCATGATCGTATGAAGCAATAAAATGTCCACGACCATCAGAACATACAGCATCACTAACAAAATGATCAAAGTCTTTTATTAGTGATTTAATTGCTTCGTTGCTATCTTCATGAAGCTCTTGAAGTTTTTTAATAACTTCTTCATCTACTTCAGTATGAGCTGCAATAAAATCAGATCTAAAAAAGCAAACGCTTTCATCAATGTAATTATATACAGCTTCATCAGCTTCTTCATCAGTATAAACCAAATAATCATCCATACTATTAATTGCTTCATCAATAGAGCAATCAAGATGTTTAGCTAACGCTTCTATTTTTTCTTGTTCTGTTTTATCTACTGTTTTTACTTGTGTCATTGTATAACCCTTTCAGTTGTTATATTTATATTAAATACTATCATAACCATTTTGTCAATCTAGTATTTGATCTTATATTTTAAGATCCTGTAACCCTGTATAATACAAGGTTACAAGTTGTTAAAATTATCCAATAGTTATTATTTCAATTCTACTAGTATCAAATCCTCTTTTTTTAATTTCATTAGTAAGAGCTTCTTTAAAAGTATTTTGTTTTTTAACTACTGCTTGTTTAATACCATTATATTTTTTATAAGGTATTATTTCATAAGGCGTAATACTTGACGCTGCTACTTCTTGACATTCCTTAATATAAACATCCCAATTAGTAGATGCTTCAGTCATTGTTGATTTATTCATGTTATAACCTTTCATTGTTGTTTAATAACCTTTTAGGGTACTAATAATAATAATGCAATACAAAAAAAACATTAAATTTTTAAAAATGTAATAAACTTATTTATATAATTGAATTTATTATATTATTTCTTTACAGCTAATAAAATCGCCAAAAAGAAAAATAAGACAAATAGAAAAGATTAATAATAGAAAAGAAATAGCCTGGACATTGGACCAAGTTATTAACAACTAACGATTAGATTGTATTTTAAGAATATTAAAGCAACCAATTAAAAACAATAAACGAAACAAAACTATTGATTGTGTGAGTAAGTATTAAAATAATACATGCGATAAAGTTCCTATTTATTAATACAACCAGCTCGTTTGCATTGTGTGTATTTGTGGCGGATATGCAACAGTGTGTGATAAATATACAACATTAATTATTACTAACGATAACTTATAGGTTATCAATAGTAATGATTAAATAGTTCCGATAACTTTAATTATCGGAAATGCAGTATAGGTTGTATTTGGCGTATTATTGCATCCAACTAATTCTATGCAACAATATAGGTGTTGTATAAATGTCACACAATTTTGGATAGCGACACCCCCCTACACCCCCATA